CCAAATTGTTCTATTGGTTGGCATATACCATCGACTAACATATAACCTGGAGGACAAGGATCTACCGGTGCATCAGTTGGTGGTGTCGTATCTAGTAAAGGATTTGGGTATAACGCATCTGATGGTAAACCTTGTTCAGTTCGTAAATCAAAGTTAGGATTACGAAATACATCTGTTGATGGTGTTTTTGGTGTGTTTAAATGCTCAGTAATAATATCTTGAGCAGTTTTAGATACACCAAAAGGAATAAAGTCATCCATTAGTTTAATCCTTGTTGTAATATTTTAGATGCTAGTTTTTCTTTTTCCATTTCGTTTACTTTTTGCTCTTTAATAATTTGCGATGCTAATTTTTGTTCGTCTAAATTTAATTTTTGCATTTTAACGACATTGTCAGCTTCTAGTTTTTTGTTTTTAAAGTCCATGTCTGCCATTGCTTTTTGTTTTTGTAATTCTATTTGTTGTGCAGCAAGTTGCAGAGCCGGATCTTGTTTTTGTTCTTTCGGTGGCTGTGGAGTTTGTGTCTCTGGATTAATAAAGAACTGACTTGCATCCTTATAACCACTATTTTGTAAATACTTTTCTAATGTATTGTAAATAGTTTGTGGTGTAACCATGCCCATTCCACCTTGTGAAATCATTTTTTCTTGTACGTTTAAAACTTGTTGTAATACTTGTAGTCGTTGGTCTTGATTACCTGTACCTAATCCTACTTGTACTGTTACATCGTATCTGTTTGACCATTCACGAGGATTCATTGATACAAAATCTCCTCTTAGTTTAACAATACGTTCTTGATCTTGGTATTCACACACTACTTGTAAAATATTTTTAAAGATATCTTTGACTCCTTCGGCAAAACATCGTGCAATTAATTCTATGCGTTGCGTAGAAGCATTCATCATCTGATTTACCGAAGTCGCTGTTGTATGTGACTTGTTAATCGTATCTGGATTTAATCCCATTTGTTGTTTCGGTACTCCAGAACGTTGTTCTTTTAATTCTTCTATCTTGCCAAGCATTGCCAAACCATCATTGAGGAAGTTTGGAGTCTGCATTGGGGTAACTGCATTAGGCGATTTTACTCTAACGATACCACCACTTCTTGCTGTTAATAAATCATCCAAGTTCGCTTGACCATCAACAACAATTGTTCTTGCGTTGTTTTGAAAATACATATTATCAAGTGTATTTCGCAACACAGCAGTTTTTACTTGCTGTAAATCAGCTAATAAATCATAAAAAGACAAACCAAAGAAACGAAAAGGCATTGGAATTCCAACACACATTGCAAATGGTATCATCGAGATCTCTTCGTTCTCTAAAATTGTATAATTATTATATCCACTACCACCGACAGTAATTTTTCGTAACTCAGCAATGCCATCATTATCCATATCGGCTTTCATGTAGCATTCTGTGATCTGAACAACACGCAAAGCAGGATCAACAACACTAGCATCCATGCCAGTTGTGTCATCATCGTAACTTCTACGAACAATAGCTTCGGTATTGTAGATTTGTTCTTCGGAAGTAGGTAAACTTTCGACTAATTTTCTGTCATAACCCATGTCAATCAGTTCAGAGACTGTTTTCATCACTCGTTGTGCAATAAAATCACAATCTTTTAGTGATGTTGCTCGTTTAGAGACTAAAATTTCCTCAGGTGGTACAGCATCTATCTGTACTCGACCATAATCTTTGTTTCTTTTGACCTCTACGTCATAAAAAGTTGTTTCATTTTCTATAACTTCATCAACACCAACGATTTCTACCTCATCATCAATGAGTAATGCCTGGTATTGCATTTCGTTTAAGTGTTCGTAGTTCTCTTTTTTCTGTTCAATAGACTTTTTCCAATACACTTTACAAAAACCATTCTTTTGAAGAAGAGCAGTCTTGAACATGGAGTGCAAAATAGCAAAACCATTGTTGTCTTTTGTAAATATATGGTTGCAGTAGTCTGTTACTTGCTCTGCATATGGCACATCTTCCGGTTGGGATGGCTCAAAATTAACCATCTTGTCCGATTGGCTAAACATACGCATCAAGCTAGGGAGGATAGCTTCAATTGTTTCTAATAAATCTTGGCTCACAACACTTGATCTGCCTTCTACTTCATTGCCTAGTGGCTCTCCTAAATAATATTTAAGAGCTTCTTTTCGTTGTGTTGCTAAATCACTTGAATAAAATCCAAGAGAGTTTTGTATCTCCTGTGATATTAATGAAAGTAATTTTGTTTTTGTTAATTTTGCCATTCGTTAAATTATTCCTAAATTTTTGTATTGTATTTCAGTATTCCATTCACTTGACTGATTGTTGCCTACGGCAAAGTACCTGAAAGCATCTGCACTATGCGAAGTCCAGTCGTGTACTGGTTTATTTTTTAACTCTCCTTTTTCGGTGGTTGCCCATCGGTATTGTCTAAGAGCATCAAGTCCATGTTTTGTTTTTTCGTGATCCCACCAACAACGAGACAAGATCATCCGGACAGCATTAATACCATCCTCAATACTCAGCTTCGGAACAATAGATGTTCTTAGTCCAAGACTCTGTGCTGTCTCTACACGACTAACACCTGTTCCTATTTCTCGTACATTCGCATCGTGGGGTAAATAATGCGTATCGTAAATATATTTTTTTTCATCCAATACCGTTGCGTAGTATTCTAAACTCTCTCCACTATCCTCGTAGTAATCAATGATATGAAAAGCTGATCCTTTTATCTGCACAAACCAGATAGCTGTTTTATCTGCCATGCCTAAATCCCAAAAGGTATTTACTTTAATGCGTTGATCGTAAGGTACTTTTGTTATGCGACCTTCTTCATCTGCTTTGACTAATCCTTTCGAATAAATACTGCCGATAGCTGCACTATCAAAAGAACATTCAAATTCGGCTTCGTATATCTCTTCTGGCATTAAAGCCTTTGCTTCATTTAACTCTAGCTCAGAGATAATATTTGTTTCACTAGCTTTGTATACTTTTGCAAACCAATCGTCTTGGTGTAGTGCATGGTCATACAACTGATGGAAGCTGTTGTGACCTTGTGGCGTGCCAATCGCAATCATCCACCCTTCTCTATCACTGAGAGCAGGTCTAATTATTTCAGTCCATAGTCTTGGTGGCATTTGTGCTACCTCATCCAGGATAACACCATCAATATATAATCCTCTTAAACTATCTGGTCTTTCACAACCAAGCAATTGTATTCTTGCACCATTTGGTAAATCACAGCGAAGTTCTGTTTCATGGTACTGCACATCTGGTAAGACGCTTGTATATTCTTTAACATAATCCCACGCTGTTCTTTTTGCCATTGAATAGGTAGGAGCTAGATAATAATATCTAGGTCTGGGCAACGTATTCTGCATTGCCTTTTTCAGCATCTCATTAATGCACAATACAGTTTTGCCAAATCGTCTATGGCAGACTAACACATTAAAACGTTTAAGATCTTTGTGTACTTCTAGTTGGTGTTTACGAGGTTTGTAGGGTATGACAATTTTCATATTGTATTTGCAATTCTTTTTTTTGCAATTTCAAAATATGTTTTATCTTTTTCTATGCCTATAAAATTTCTATTAATGTTTTGACAAGCAACTCCAGTTGAGCCACTTCCCATTGTAAAATCCAAAACTGTATCGTTTTCGTTAGTGTAGGTTTTGATTAAGTATTCTAATAAAGCGACTGGCTTTTGTGTTGGGTGTAATTTATTTTTTTGTTTTGCATTACTAAATTCTATTATGCTTTTAGGATATTTGCCTTTTGTATTACCGATATTTCCTTTAGTTTTTGAATTTGTGTATCTTGATTCACTATATTGTTTCCATGATCTACATTTATTTAAATCTGTTTTTATTGGTTTATATATATGATTGTTAAATAAACTTATTATCTCATGTTGTTTTAAAGGTTGATATTTTGCCAACATTGGGTTGCTAATATTTTTTTTATTCCAAATCCAATCATACTTAAAATTTGCAATATTACTCATTCTTAAAGCACTACTAAAAGGCTCACTACCAAACAGAGCTATTGCACTATTATCTTTAATTATTCTTTTTAATTCTTTCCACATTGTCTTAAATGGAATAACACTATCCCATTTACAAGCTGTCGTTCCATAAGGAGGATCAGTTAAAATTAAATCTATGCTTTTGTCTGGTATTGTTGGTAGTATATCAAGACAATCTCCTAAATGTATCAAGCATCCTTACTTCCTTGCTCGTTCAAGTAATCTCTAATTCTGGCTACGTCATTGCCTTTAACTTGACCTTTACCCATTGTTTCTGGGTATTTGGTTTTGTTGTTAAGTGCGATGACCAATTCTTTAAAGGGGTCTGTTACTTTTTTAGTT